TTAAAGCGTTATCATCTGCTCCAGTTAGAGATGTTGTACCACCAGTAGGAGCCTTTGACCAACGAGTCATTGCTTGACCAACTACGCTACCATCTGTATCTACCCAGATAAGTCCATCACTAGGTGATGCTGGCTCTGATGGTTGTGCCAAAGAACCTGAGATAGCCCCCCAAGAGGATGTAGTTCCATCTGTAGTTAAATACTTACCAGAGTTACCAGCCTGACTTGGTACTACATATGTAGTTGAATCTGTAGCAACCAATGTCTTGCTGTTTGGAATTGTAGTTCCATTGATAGATGTAGCAGTTGCCACACCAATATTAGGAGTAGTTAATGTTGGGCTAGTTTGCATTACAAAGGTAGAACCAGTACCAGTTTGAGCAGCAACTGCAGTAGCAGCACCAACAGATGTAATAGGACCAGTTAAGTTACTTGGTGCAATAGTTACGTTATCTACATAATATTTAGTTGCAGCATCTTGATTAGATGTAGGGTTTCCCATACCCGTAATCTTGTTAGTACCCATTGCAATAGCACCAGACATAGTGCCACCAGCAAGTGGTAACTTAGTAGCCAAAGAGTTAGTTACTGTAGTTGCAAAGTTAGCATCATCACCAAGGGCTGCAGCCAACTCATCAAGAGTATCTAATGCTCCAGGAGCAGAGTTGATTAAATCATTAATCTCTGTCTGGACATATGCAGTTGTAGCAATTTGAGTAGTATTGGTATTAGCAGCAGCAGTAGGTGCAGTAGGTGTACCAGTAAGTGCTGGACTAGCCAATGGTGCATATGTACTTGCTGCAGTAGATGTGCCAAGTTTAGAATCTAATTGAGTCTGGATAGCAGAGGTAACTCCATCTAGGTATCCAAGTTCTGTGCTAGATACTGTGCTAGATGGTGCAATCTTTGTCCACTCAATAGCAGCACTAGCATTGATATCAGCATTAACAATGCTGTTTGTAAGGTTAGTCTTGCTATATGCAATCTGAGCAGATGAGTTAATATCAGCATTTACGATTGTATCACTAGCAATCATTGCGCTAGTTACTGTGCCAGTATCGGCTGCAGTAATAGCAGTTCCTGAAATCTTAGTCTTATCAATTGCAGCAGAAGCATTAATGTCTGCGTTTACAATTGCTCCAGTACCAATAGAGGTAGTTAGGCTTACGTTGCCAGTACCATCAAAAGATACGGCTGAGGCTTCTACATCTCCAGTTAGTTGGAAGTTACGGGCTGTAGCCAAAGCAGTTGCTGTACCAGCATTACCTGTAGCACTACCTGCTGAACCAGATACGTTACCAGTTACGTTACCTGTAAGGTTACCTGTAAAGGTACCTGCAATAGCACCAGTACCAGTAATGGTTGGGCTAGTTAAAGTTTTGTTAGTTAAAGTCTGTGAGCCAGTTGTAGTAACTACGTTAGCAAGAGTTAATCCGTGTGCAGTTGTAGTATTCTCAATGTGTTGATTAGCCTCACGGTAATCTCTACCTATAGCCATATGGCGCACTACAGCACCAGCAGAGTGGGCTACACCAGATGAACCATCGATACCACGAGTAATAGTAAGTGTGTTAGTTGAGACCGCCGTTACATCTACAATTTCTTCAAGCGCTGTATCTGGGTCTATCACCACCGTAAAGGTTTCGCCAGCAGAAATTGTGGCGCCACCTAGCAAAGAAGTACCAGATACTACAGTGGCTGTAGTTCCAGCAGATGTTAACGCTGCAGATAGAGTTGTCTGCTGTGAGCGTGAGGAGTATTTGCGTGTTGTCATTTAGTTACCTATCGGCTGTAGTGGACACGGATTGGGTAGAAGGATTGCTGTCTTTGAGTTTCCTCATTTAAGCGTTGTGTATATAGTGCATACAATTGTTTTGTAGCAGTTTGAGATGCACCGAATGGACGCTTACTATCAGTCTCATCTGCCTGTGGGCTAACTTGAGCAGCACGTGCAGGGTCGAGATATGTTAGTAAACGATATGAAGCACCAAGAACTATCACATCTTTGCAAGACTCAGGCAAACCAGTTTGGGTTGCAAAGTCTTGACCATTAGTAGTAAATGGTACTGGGTCAGTTGCATATACAACCTTTACGGTTCTACCAGGAGTAATGTAATCCCCGATAGTTACTGTCTGTGATGTAGCACCGAATGCGGTTGCATCTGCTTTAGAATCCCAAGACCAGCGACGCACAGGAATCCATTCAAGAGATGGACCAACTGATTGCCACATAATCGAAAGAATGTTTTGGATATTTAATCCATCAAAATCATAAGTTGTTTGAGCAGCATTGAATGTAAAGGTAGTTACATTAACTGCAAAGATACTAGAACCAACAGCATTGATAGTATCGTTAATTGCTTTTTTAACTACATAACGTGGGAATGTAGGAGAGATAGTAACCTTAGAATCTACTGTGTGTGTTGCTGCTGTAGTGCCTAGATAGCCACGTCCATATGGGGATACAGTTGCTGTATTAGCAATACGGTCAAATGAATCCACCCACATCAACTCTTCGTCAACCTCAACAATACCTTTACCTAGATTATCTGTAGAGCCTAAGTACAATACTGTTGGAGATGTTGATGATGATGTCAGTGTAACTACTGCACTTGTTAAGTGAGTTGCTCTATCTTGTTGATATGTATAACCAGCGAGGTTAATACTTACTTCATTAATTAAATCTGTTAATGTAGTTGTCATTAGGCGTTTATACTCCGTAATGCAGCAGGTGCTGCTAGTCCTGTAGTTGAAGCAAGTTCATTGCAGATACCATCAATATCTTTAAACTTGTCCCTTGTGCGTCCTGCTTCTGCTTTAATATTTAATGCACCTACAGTGGCAAGTCCAGTAGTTCCAGCCCAGGCATTAGCAGCCCCTTGTTCATCTAATCCTGTTGTACCAGCAAGACGGTTAAGTTCTGCTGCTAGGCTACTACCTGCTTTACCAAGTGCCATTGTTTATCCTATCTAGGTGTAATTATTTTTTTCTTAGGTGTAATTAATTTTGATTCTTCTTTAGGTCTACCAAAGAATGCTTGATAGTAATGCTCATCAAATGAGAACCGCTTCATATGTGGTGCAGTTGCTCCTGTATGACAATACAATGGAACCTCAGCCTTATCACATAAAGCGAAGAAGAATATATCCTCACCTATGAACTTACTGCCTCGTCCCATCTCCATAAAGATTTGACCATCAGGTGCTACCTCACGGACTTTAGGAACTATGCTACGGTGCATTAGGATGAATCCCATACCTGCAGCATCTACCTTAATTAGTTGATTAACTGGTAGTGGATGTACTCTGGATAATCCAAAGCCACCATCACCATCATTAACAAAACTAAATACTGTAGGCATTGGAACCATCAAAGGTTCTTCTGGATTATCTGTAGTAAAATATACTCCAGTAATCAGTGGACGCTTCTCAGCATCTCTGTTGTCCCATAATAACTTAAACTTTTCTGGACTGATAACTACATCTGAGTCTACCCATAGTAGCCATTCATAATCAGTCTTGTCATACCAGTAATCAATTACTGTCTGTCTTTGTCTAGCAATTTGATTACCTTGACTGCGTAATGTAGAGCCAAACTCTACGCCAGACTTTAGCATTACATCTGCTACGCCTTGCATAAACTTGCCATCTACTATTCCATTGTCGCACCAAACTAGTGCAATAGAATCTTTTTTACTCATAGTCCCCTATGTCCCTATCTGTACTTTGCTGCTTTTTTGGCTATTGATTTAGGTTGCTTTACAAACTGTTTACCTTTAGCATTACCTGCAGCCTTTGCTTTGTTAGTTGCAGCCTTCTCAGCAGGACTTAATGCAGCCCAAGCCTTTTCAGGTAAATATCTTTTTTTACCTTTAGATGGTTTACCATCAGAGGTAGTCCACTTTTGTTTAGTCCAATCCTTTAAAGACTTTTGAGATTTAGCAAGTGCCATTACTTATAACCTCCGCCAGCCTTCTTATATTGAACAGCAAGTAATTGTGCTTTACGGGCTGACCATTCCCCTGGGTCTCCACCCTTAGAACCAGCCTTAATCTTTTTAAATAGTGCCGCTCTCATTTCAGGCTTAGTATAATTACCAGCAGCATTTACTTTAGACTTAGTCTTTTTCTTTTTGGCTACCATTTTACTTTATCTGCCCAGTATGCTGCAGACATCTTACCTTTAGCAATGTTTTTAGCGTGACGTGCTTTAAATGATTCACGACGTTTTCTGTAAGAAGCAGACTCTCCAGATTTTTTAGGAGAACCAGATACTCCTTGCTGTCCAAATCGAATAGTCTTTACTTTATCCCCTACCTTAGCCACAACTACGTGTGACTTCTTAGGGTGATTAGGAGTACGTTTAGGCTTGTTGTAGCCAGATACTCCGACTCTTTTTAAAATTGAATCTTTCATTTACTCCCCTTAATTCTTTCTTTTGTCTTTGGGTCAAGGCGTTCTTTTTCACGCCCATCCTTACGGAGAATAACTATTACACCGTCCCTCATAATAGATTTATTAAATCCGTCGTGACGCTTACGTTGACCCGATGACATTATTTTTTCCTTGCTTTACCAGCCTGAGATAGGGCAATAGCAATTGCTTGCTTCTTAGACTTTACCATTTTTTTAGACTTACCAATGTTAAGAGTCCCAGCCTTATACTCTTTCATAACTTTGGAAATCTTTTTTTGTGCCTTAGTCTTTTTCATTATCGCCCTCTCTTTGGAGCAGGAGCGATTCTTTTCTCAGGAATAAACATTCCTGGATATTTTTCTTCAAGGGCTTTTCTAGCAGCAGCCTCGGCTGCAGCCATACCTTTAGGAGATATTTCTTTTTGAAACTCCTTAATGGCTTCTTTACCCTTTACTACTTTACCTTTAGCGTAATCCATACTACTTCTTCTTACCCATTTTCTTCATACCTTTACGCATTTCCATCATCTTCTCTGCTTTAGATTCCATCTTCTCACCCTTAGCATAAGCCTTAGCAGCCTTCTTGCCCTTGGCGGTATATGGGAATTTCTTCTTTCCTACTTTTGGCATTAGATTTGTCCTATCTCTTTCATTACGGCTGCGGATTTTGGGTTGATGTCTTTCGTCTTAGGCATAGTGTCCGCATCATACGCTTTGCCTAAAATCTCCGATGCTTTATGCGCTTCCTGTACGTGACGCATAGTTGTTCCTGCTGGTTGTATACCTTGTGCTCTTGCATCTCTATAAGCCTTGAGTTCTGCATTCCATTTCTTATCAGAGATGTCCCTCTTAGCATCTCCAGAATTCATCTGAAGAGTTAAACCTTTACATCCAAAACAAGTATCTACTGGCTCAGGATGATATTCCCAGTGTTTCATATGTCCCCTATATTAATGTAAAATTGGCCTCAGTTATTCCTAAACCTGATGCTATTAATGCTGCTTTAGTAGTATCATCTACCGTATGTTCATATCCACCACGATAGAACTCATCATAATCAGCCATGTCCTCATCAAGTACATATCTTACTTTAGAATAAGTTCCACCACTTTTGGCAATACTTACACCCTTATCTAGTTTATAGAAGTAAAATAATCTATGTTTTCCAATAGGTGCTTCTTCTACAACTGGTGTTGTAAATGTGTAATCTGCCATTGTTCTCCTTAATGAACTTACTGTTGAGCAGGAAACACGTGCCTCCTGCCCAACCGTCAATCAACTAAGCGATTGAAGAACCTGATTCGATTCTGTATAGTGCCTCTTCACGGTAGCGAGCAAATCCTAATACGCCGTACCAACCCATTGGGCGGTGACGCATCAAGCGGTCAACTACTGGTCCGATAACTACATGTGGCTCTTCTGCCACTGCCTCAGCAAGTGCTTGCTGTCCGCAAAGAATTGTGCGGTATACACGAGCAGATGAAGCACCATCTGTTGCGTTGTATAGACGTGAGGACTCTACGAAGTATGCACCCTCGTATGTTCCGATTTCGCCTGCCCAGATACGATCTTGTGAAGAACCGTATTGGTTAGGAAGCAACCATCCTGCTGAACCTGTCTCAGCACGTAGGTCGTGGGATACCTCTGGGTGGATACCAGCCCAGAATAGTGAACCCTTGCGACCAACAGCCTTGTTAGCACGTAACTTAGCAACAGCCTTGCGGATGTTTGCTGAAGATAGTGTTGCTGCTGCTGTGATAGTTGCAGTTGATGTTGCTGTTGAACCTGAGTAGATTACGTTGTTTCCACCACGCAATGTTGTCATTGCTACGGAGTCAATAGAATCTGCCAAGTTGTAAGCGATAATGTTTGCGATTGCAGGGTCAACATCTGCAAGAGAGAATAACTCTAATGCACGTGTTACTAACACTGAGTTACCGTACTCATTAAGAGTAATGGTTACTGAGGTTGGTGTTGACATTGCTACTGCATCTGGATCAGTTGTCTCTGTCAGAGCAGTTGTTGCTGCTGAAAGATCAACATAACGTTGCAATACAACGGTTGATCCTGGGATTGCTTGACGTGCTGGACGCTTATCTGCGACTGAACGAATTAGTGGTTCAGAACGGAGAGCGAACTCTAGAAGACGATCATACGCCTTCTGGACTAGACCAGCACCACCAGCGGTTCCTCCGAGATTATCAGAGGCTGTTGATACATATGCCATTTCGTCACCTCCAAGTGACTATGAACGGAATTATTGTTGTGAGCGAAGTACATCCAACAATGCGTCCATTGAATCCGCATTATCGATGCGAAGACTTAGGTCTTCTGCTCTGTCCGGGGTCATAGCATTTTGAGTGATTACATCTTGCTGTCTTAAAGCAGCCTTATCTATATCACTTATTTTAGGCTCTTCCTTGTCAACCTTAATTCCAAATAGATCAGCGTTATCATCAAGCCAGTGTGACACTGTCTCTTCATTAACATCATCTAAATCTTTAAGTACAAGTCTCGCAGCCTTAGCATTGACACCCTTCTTTTCTAGGACTTCTTTAACGACTCTCTCACGCTGCGCCTTGGAAAATGTCTCAAGTTGCTCAGTAAGTTCCTTAATACGTTTCTCGTCTGCACGTTTGGCTTTTCGTAACTTCTTTAATAAGTCACTGCCGTCCATCTGTGTATCCGTTTCTGTATCTAGATCGTCGTCTTCGTCTTCCCAGTAATTGTTGCTCATAGCAACCACCCTTTCTATTCGTTGTTAGTCGCAAGCCTCAGTTCTATTCGGGGAAATAGGCTGGCTCTTGCTATCGGTCTAATACTCTGCATGGGGCCGATAGGTCCATGTCAGGATTCTATTTATATATTAAGTTGGCTTGAAAGTGCGCCTTTTGCTAAACCTGAAGTTTTTCTAAATTGCATTAATTCAAGTTCTGAAATCTTTTGACGTTTACGTGCAGCAGATGCAAGACCCTGTAATTTTTCCTGTTCTGCTTCTAATAAACCGTACTGTTCTGTAGTATCACCATATATAGAACTTAATTTTTCAGCAGCAGGTAATAATTCTGCAATAGCCTTATACTGTGTTTCAGCAGTTGATTTACTTACGCCTTGTCCAGCCAATGTTTCTGCACCTAACGTAGCCCTTGTAACATTACTAAAAGGAACATTCTGTTGTTCTTCTGTAGTTGCACTTTCAAATGCCATTAGGTTTTGACGTAATGCTGCACCACCAATTTCAGCAGCCTTCACTTTTCTTTCTAGTGCAGGATATTGATTCTTAGGATCTAACATGCCTGTTACTATATCTGAAGCAGTAAGAGATGGATAGAATTTTTTAAATGCTGATGTTATTTCTCTGTCACCAAGCACTCTATCAAATGCTAAAGTTACTCTATTTGTAACTTCAGTAACATCTAAATCACCAGCAATTAAACTATCATAATAAGATTGATTGTTGAAACTAGTAAGTCCATAGTTATCAAATATCTTCTTATAACCTTGCTCTAGTTTAATATAAGTATCTGGCTTAAGAACAGTTAATCCTGCTGCTTGTCTTTGTGCATTTGCTTTAAATCGTTCATTAAATTTGGCATTATATCTGGAATCAAATTGTAATAAAAATAGTATATCCTCAGTGCTAGCATCGGGATATTCTTTTCTTATATCCTCTAATGTAGTTGCAAGACCAGTTATATTGTAAGACTTTAATAACTCGTCAAGCATAGCATAGGTTACAGTCTTCTTTTGAGTATCCTTATAATCAGGATTTGATTCCCAAGGACCATAAGTAAATCCGCCTCTACCATCATGATATCTGGCTCTTCTTAATTTTTTATCAGCAGAATACTCATAGCCAGCAAATTTACCAGCAAGATCGCTTGGCATATTAGCAACTGCTCTATCCACATATTCACTAATACTAGTGTAACCAGATATAGTTGTTCCTGATTCAGGTCTATATGCTACGTTTGGAGTAACTGGTGCTGGAGCAGGAGATGTACGTATTCCAGATAAAGGATCGTATGCCATTATTCAAGAACTCCTAACCATCTAGTTAATCCTTCTAAATCATTTAAAGTCCTAGTTTCATACTTAGCACTTTTCTTAAAATCAGGGGTATTGTATAAATATAATTTATATTCGTCTGGGCTCTTAAGAGTACCGTCTGGATTCTTAACATCGGCCATATCGGAGATAGTAAATGAGTCTGAAGGTAAACCAAATACTTGAGATCTTACGGTAATCCAAGGACTTAATTGAGTTTTAACACTGCGCCCTTTATCAATACCTTCAGAGAAGGAAGACCATAAAGTCTTAGCAGATAACTTAATATCTTCTAGTACATTGTCAAATGCAATTTCTCCACGAATAGCCTGTGCTGCTTGCTTATATATTGTAGCATCGTCCATACTGATACCATTATCAGCATATGCATTTCTAATCTCTCTTATAGTTTTACCTAACTGTCCAGAATCTAAAGATGCAATAGCCTGTGCATTACCTTCTGTAGCGGATCTAGTAAGTTTAGAAACTTTGTCAGATGCAATTCTAAGCATTATTTCTTCTGCTTGGACTGCGCTTATAGCACCTTTTGAAGTTCTTTCAGCAGCATTTAATTCATTTTTGTATTTAGTAATTTCTTCTTTACTAGGTTTTTCATTAAACATATCTAAGAAGTATTTGTTTAATTTAGCCTGAGCAGTAGCCAAATCGGTTACATCTACGGTTTGACTTACATTGCCCCTTGATAAACCAACCAAGTAGTTACGTAGATTCTTATCCGTCTTAGCCTGATTAAGGACATCTCTTACATCGCCTTTACCAATTTGCGCTCCAGCAACTTGAAGGTTTCTAACCGCAGTGTAATCTTCAGTATCAATAAATCCAGCAGATGGTCTATAATTTTTTGGATATAATCCAAGACTGTACATCTCAGATTGCAATGCTTTTCTATCTTCTGGTGCTAGACCATTTAGATAACTATATTCTCCGCCTTCAACATATATTGGTTGAGCAGGACGAATTGGTTTTCCTGTTTTAGAATCAACTCCTACTACTGGAATTCCACCTTTTTGAACACTTTTACCAGCAGTACCGCCTGTTGCAGTATTCCCTGCCAATAATGCTTTTTCGCTTACACCCTTAGTTCCAGTGGTAACTCCAGCACGTGCTTCTTGTCCCATAGTAGGAACTGTATTTTGTTGGGCTACCTGTAATCTGGCTTGTGCTTCTTTTAAATTTTGAGAATAGTCTGGGTAATTTTTCTCATACCATTTTAGCCATTCATCATATGTACTAGCCATTAATTACCTTCCAGTTCATCTGCAAAAAATGCATAAAATATTTTTTGGAAATCTGGATTATCTTTTAATATCCATACTGCTTGTTCAGATAACCAAGATCTTTGTTCTATAACTTCTGGTCTACTTCCAGTTAATTTTTCTTTACTGATTTTTCCTACATTCTTAAGGGCAATATCTCTTAAATATAAATAATCCCTTAATGCTTTAACTGATGGAACATCAAAGAATCTTTCATCTTCAGCCAAAGTCTTTAACTGAGATATTACTCTATCGAACTTATTATAATCGGAACTTGTTTTAGGACCACCATTCATTGATGCTTTAAGGAAATTTTTAGCATCTTTAAATTGATCTTTGGTTAATAAACCATTATCAACTTGACCCATAAGAACATCTAGCGCCGCATAGTATCTATAACTATTTACTTTATCAATCATTTGCTCAGTAGTAAGTTTTGTCTTTTTGCCACTGACTAGGTTCCATTTATACATTTCCTGAGATAGTCCGCCACCAGGATATACATACCCATATATGTCACCATACTTATCAACAACATCTGGATATTTTGTAATGAACTTATATGAATCTAGATTAGTTGGGGCATTACCAGTAGTTGTTCCTATAATAGCAAATAGTGCTGATGCTCCGAATAGGTCTACAAATTCTGTAATACTCTTATTCCATTCACCATCATTGCTTACTAATATATCTTGAAAATCTTTATATAGTGCTACTTGAGTAAGTGCATCACCATTTCCATCCGATGTAAGACCTTTTATCTGTAGGGCAGAAGGTGCTACTAATCCAGTTACACCTCTCATTACACCAAACCATCTGGCAAATAAATCGCCATCTGTTGCAAGTCTGGCTTGGTCATCTGGATTATCTAGATCGTAGTTACCACCACTAGCCAAGTAATTTAAAATTGGCTTGTATGTGCTAGCATATGTCTCTTTAAATCCAAATGCTCCACCTAAAATTCTATTCCAGTTTGCTGGTAATACGGAACTAAGTGGACCTCTAGTAAAGTCAGACGTTCCAAAAGGAAACAACCAGTTCTTAATACCTTGTGGCATATTATCTATAAAACTTTGATTCCAAGTTCCTAATGCACTAATCGGAATAGTTACACCAGGACCTATACCTGGAAGAATAGAACCTGCACCAAGGGCAAAGTTAAATGACATAGGATTGCTAGCAAATGCTATTGGAGCACCTTTGTAATTATTGCCAGTTAGACCACCAGCAAGTTTAGATAGTACGGTTCCTGTAAACGGAACCCAAAACAAATCTTGTCCGCTATCTGGATCTCTAAAAAAGAATCCTTGATTTGGATCATAGAAATCTTGAGCATCTGTTAATTGATACAAAGATGATGACTGTGGATCCTGAAGCCATTCAAGAGTTTTTAATCCTTTGTATACTTGAATAGGATTCTCAATACCTATCTTTGACCAGTTGGTAAGGGTATTTTCCCAAGCATTCATAAATGGACCGATCAATCTTAATTGATGGAACATTAAACGCCTATTGCTTGCGTTGTAAAATAAATCCCTTACATGTTTTCTTGCTACATTATCAGCATATGCGTGAGCATCTTCGATAGATAAAGGACCTTTACCAGTTGCACTCTTAAATGCAGACCATACAGGGTGATTTTCCCCAATGTTCTTGCCTCTAAATAACAAAGGTTTTAAAGAATCTTGTGCAACTTTTTCAAGTTGTGTTTTAGCGTTTGAATCTAAAGCCCTTGAAATATCATTAATAGCATCCCAATATGCTTGTCTAAACTCTGGTCCAAATGTAGAGTTTTTCTCTAGTTGAGTAGCAATATCAAAAAATTTATCAATGATACTCCGTTGTTCTGCAGCGCCCTCATAATAGGCTAAATTCTTAGATGGGACATTCATCAGTACATTATCCCAATTACCTGCACCAGAGAATGTTTCTTTTAATTGTTTAGCAAACTGAGCCTGAGCATCTAATAATGCTT